GACTTCATCCACATCTCATTTATTTTATGAACTCCTATCTTGCTTTTAAGGTATGATCCCATGTAAACACCCAAATACTGACAAAATCTCGGATCATACTTAAAGTCATCGTCATAAACAGATGGGTCACAGCTCCTTAAATCAAATTGCATACTTTTTGTACTTATATCAGTATCAAACCCGTGTTTCTCTTTGAATTCTGAAACATCCTCTAAAATAGAAAGTAAATTAGTAGCTTGCTCATTCGCTTTTGAGATAGGTGCTTTAGTCATTAGATAAGTGCAATAAATCATATTCACTAGATCTTGTTCTGTCTCAACTGCATCCTTAGTCACTAAATGTGAGAGCTTTATTCTACTTAGAGTTTCTGTTAATTTGGATTTTGAATCCTTCATCTGTTTTATCTTAGAAGCGAATTCTTCAAAATTGTTCAAAATACTGCGTTTGACCCAGAAATCAAAAGATGTGTAATCAGGATAAGCGAAAGACTTTATTATGCCGCTCAATTCAGCATATTCTCCTAAAGGATTTACTATCATATATCTCATATTATGAAGGGCACCTTCAGTACGCCTTTTATTGTGGAATGCTAAGATAATGTTAAACAATATAGAGCAAGGTATATCGCTGAAGTCTCGAGATGTTCTTTGCAGATTAACTGCTAAATTAAGGAAAACTCTTCTGTACATAGTCAGGCCATGCTTTATTACTTCTTCATGCATCTGCGTCCATCCGGACAAGTAATAGCGCTGGCTTTCATGATAAAAAAACGTTCCACTAGAAGCACCTCCAAATATATTTTCTATCTCACATGATATGGGTATACAATATCTAAAGAGCCTAGACCTACCGCTCTTAAATATTTTAGGTCCTCCTCTACAAATAATAAAACTGTTTTTATAACCCATATTTGAACATTGAATGTAATTGTGGTTCAGACTGTTAGTAGAAAACCTCATCAATGTATAGCAAAAGGATTCAATATATTCACATGCTTTCCCTAGAATAGTCTTTTTATAATTGTCCATTGAGTTTTGATATAATGACATGCTATTTAGTCTCTCTTTGACTAAGAAATCACTGCCTATCTCGCTTACAGGCGTAACTAAATCTGTCCGACAAACCTCTTCGGCTTTGGAGGTCAATATGTCACATAAAAATCTAAATTCATCATCTAAAGTGGAAAATTTGTCATGCCTCGTGAAACCGCTTTTATGACCAGATTTCTTCCCGAAATGCTTCATCTCATCTTCAGCATAACCTCTCATGCTGTTTTTTCCGCTAATCTGGACTTTAACAGTACCTTGCATTGCCCCGCTTGATGCTCTAGAGTAGATACTCTTGAGTTCTGAAT